TGGAAGTTCTTGCCATCAATCCAGCGATGTCTCCGTTCAATGGAACATATCTAAATGTATTATTGAATCTATCAAAGGTGTATTTGTAACCTGAGTCAAATACTCCGTAAGATGTGGATAATAAACTATCATAGAAAGCAACAATGTTTGCAGTCTGTTGATCAGAGTTTGTTAATCCAATAACTCCATCTCTGTGTGGAGAGATACATGCAACGCAGTCTTTTCTAGTAGCTGCGATACTTAGGAGTTTGTTTGCCTTAGCCTGAGATTCGTAAATGGATGCACCATTTGAAGGACCTTGGATAAGGAAGTTTACTGAGTACTCAGCAGGGTTGTCGAGAACAGTATATGAGTTAACAACTTCACCTAATGAACAAGCGAACTGACCAATTCCACCATAATCGTTTCCGTTTTCTAGGGAGAAGATCTTAGGACCTGAACCATTGAAGGTAACTCCTTGACTTGCCTGTCCCCATACACCAGATGAATCGATTGTATATCCACTCTTCATGGTATGTTTTAGACCAATACCAGTTTGAGCAACACCAACGAAAGCGTAGTTAGAGAACTGTGCAACGTAATCCTTATAGAAAATATTCGTAGAAGGAGATATCTTAGCATCAGTTGCCTTAGATAATCCTACCCATTTTTCTACAATGTTACCAGAAGAACCAGTTACTTTACCAGTGTCATCAACGATGACCATGTGCATTTCGTCATACCTAGAACTTCTATCTTTAGCAAACTCAGAAGTTGTAGGACGAGAAGCAATCTGACTCCAGTAAACAGTACTGTTTGTTAATCCAAGAGTCTGTTGGTTGTACCAGTCAACAGCAGTGTTACCATCTCTTAGGTAAAGACCACTACTGATACCAGACATTACTTGGAATGAAGTATTAGCAAATGCAACAGTTGCCGCAGTATCCATGACAACCTTAGCTTCACCACCAGTGGTTGCATAAGAAACAATAGTACCAGAGTAAGTTCCGTTAAGAGATCTGATTGTGTCGCCAGGTGCAGACTTAAGTGTGTTGAAGTCTGATCCGAAAGTTACCTCAGTAGAACCAATACCGATTGCAGCCTTGAACTGAGTCCTTTCTATCTGTACAGGATTTCCAGAAGTATTGAAAATCTTATATCTATTCGCATGGTTTACTGTAGAGTCAGATGACTGATTTGCATCATAGATTGTTTGACTATATCCTTGGAAGGCATTAGTATCAGAACCCTCTTCGTAATCTGCATCAGTCCAAACATCAGTTGTGACGTTATGCTTAGAAACAACTTTAACATCAATAGAACCAACATTGATTCCAGTAAGTATTCCTTTTAGATAACCTGTTTCAATACCAACTGTTCCGTCTGTTTGTGCAACCTGAGCTGAGAAAGCAGCGGTAAGTGCAAATCCAACACCGAGTCCCTCAGTACCGATTGCGATTCTCTGATCTCCCTGTGCATCAATAGTACAGATCTTAAGGTCATTTGCCCAAGAGCCTGGAGATCTTGAAGCGTAATGCCAAGTTGTAGGTGATTGATGATTGTTGTAGTAATTCTCTTGTGATAACACCTTTAGGTTAGTAACACCAGCACCAACAGGTACGTTAGCGTTAGATAAACTATCGTTGTTACTTCTTAAAACTCTTAATACTCCCCCATATGATAGGTAAGCAGATGCAGTCATCCAGTACTCNTATTGAGCATNGGCTGAATATGGTTTACCAAACGTTTCAAGTAAGTCGGATTCTGTTTCGATTAAGACTGGTTCGTTAACAGGTCCTTTTGCAAATGGTCCTGCAATCGCTCCAACTTGATCAGCAAGGCCGTCTATTCTTCCTACAGTTAGGTCAACCTCTCTTACCTTAACGCCTGGAGATACTAGATTAAGCGCCATGTTTTTGTTCCTCTGGGATCTCAGTTGTTTTATCTGTTATTATTTAGAAAAATGACCTTTTCTGTGGGGAAACAGTACACGAACCCTCTACCAGTCTGGATATATGTCTGGTTTATTACTCTTTCTTTTAGTTTTTACACGGTGAATAGTACAGGATTTACACTCATATGAGTAAGATGATGGCACTTCGCCCCTATTCTTCCTAGTAAGATAGAATCCTTCTGTTAAGTTATACGTCTTTCCACATACTCTACATTTTCTTTCGTGTAAGAACAGTACTGGTTCATCTAAGTCCATCACAGGTAATCCCACATGAATGATCTATCTCCATATTCATCTAGATTCCATCTTGTTCCCTCGTCATCTACAAATGATGTTTCCTCAGATATACCATCCTGTAGGAATCCAAATGGTGCCATGTCTGCTTCTATCTGATCTCTTTGATCGTCATACACTCTCTTCCTTATATCATCATCTGTCATCTCTTTGAAATAATCTTGCATGACTAACCATGCAAATATGACTAGACACATGGCAAGGTCATCATTACAACCCTCTTCTGCCTCAAATGAGTTTGACTTCTCAATAAATGTTGTAAGTTCTGCAATGATGTTGTAGTCATTGACTAATAGTTTATCTGCCTCTATCAAAGTTTTAAGATTGAGAGATCCTATCTTCTTGACAGTTTTAGACATCTTGACTCCTAGTTGTGTCTTACTACCAGAGAATCCTTGACCTAATACTTGTCCAGCTCTACCTCTTACAGCAGTCATCAATATGTTTTCATATTCCATATCATAGAATAGTATGGACGCTATCTGATCTCCTATATCATTTACCTCACATAAAACATACGCATTATTATATGCTCTGGCAAACTCTGCTATAACACTAGGGAATAACATTGGTTTGATAGTGTTATTTCTATATTTGGCAACAACTTTATANGGAAACTCCGTAGTGTCAAATACTATGAAAGCAGAGTAATCTTTCTCTACTCCCCTTGCAACGTCNACTGTAATCGAATAGTTGTGTTTCTCTATTGGGTTTTCATATATCTCACCACCTCTCTTTCCAGTATTAATTGGTTCATCATATACCATAGTTTTTAACTTGGCTGGTGATATCAATGTATCAACAGATCCTAAGAACTCACATTCAAACTCAACACGGAACTGTGCTTCTGATGTGTTCTTGATNGTCTGTTCTTTCCACGCTTCATCNCTGCCTGGCACTTCTGACCAGTGAACGTCTGTGGTGACGTATTCGTTTCTACCTAGTTCNGCATCATGCCACAGTCGGTAAAAATGATTCATACCNCTTGGGGTAGAAACAATAATTACCTTAGTAGACTTACCAGAACTAATAGTAGGATATACACTACTAAAGAAATCATCTGCTAAATGGTTGGCAACGAACGCAAATTCGTCTANGAATATGATNTTGAATGACATACCCCGAACNGCAGATGCNGAGGTTGATGCAGCAATGATCTTGGATTTGTTTTCCAATTCCATAGATCCCTTGTTCCATGCAATGATACCCTGTTGCATCCACTTGGGTAAGTTCTCATATGCAATCTGTAATCTACCGAGTAGATCTCTTGCAGTCTGAGCTTTGTTTGCAAGAATACCTATTGTGACACTATCNTTAAAGATGGCATAGTGTAAAAGGTATGATACCACAGTCGTTGACTTACCTGACTGTCTAGGCATCTTACAAATATTGAATCTGTTATTATGAAAATTATTAACTAACTTTTCTTGGAAATCATACATCTTGAATGGCACTAGACCTTCATCCAAGTTAATGATCTGCACATACTTCTGTGCAAAATATACAGGATCTTGAGCACACTTTAAAAACTCAGATACTTGTTTCTTTGTAAAGTTCTGAGCAACGTTCGCTTTTTTTAGATTAGGGTTTCCAAGGTATTGTTCATGCTGTACCATGATCTATCAGGGGTCAATTACTAATAAAGGCTTTGTAGGATCTTTTTCACTAGGCATAAAGTATATTACTTTACCGCCTGGGTAAATTTTTTCTAATTCCAACTGAACATTCTTCTTCAATGGTCTTGCCCGTTGAGGGAAAAACATTTGAAGCATTTTGGTCTGTCCTCTGAATATGAATGTAATGGTGTATGTTGCACCATACTTATTCAGTCTATCCCAGTTTTCTTCTCTTAGTGATCTGAAAGTCTTCTTCATGGAATTATTTATTGTTGTCTTTCATGGATTGCTTCAACATTTTCTGTAACTCAGATGTGCTTCCNACAAATAAAGAATTGTTAGTTACATTAGTTGTATTCTGTTTTGTATTTACCTCATCAATCTCCTTCATTTTCTTTTGAAGATCAACTAACTTGTCAGCTGTATCTGCAACGTGTTTGATAAGTTGACCAGCAACTTCATATGCCCTTGCAGAATCAGACTGTTGTGCAACGTCTAATGCACCATCCACTGCCTCTTGACCTTTCTCAACTAAAGAATATAATTGAGCCCTACTATACTCATAGTCTTTTGTAAGATCCTCTTTTCCAGATTTTATATTTTTAGGATTAGTTCTTGTAGGTTTNTTGACAGGTGCTTTCATAATCTCAGCACCNCTATCGATGTCTAGAGTTTCATCTATATCATCAAATGTTTCGTCTTCAATCATAAGTCAGAGTCCCTCCCTTGACTACTACTCCATACACTACCATCACCAAAATCGGTGCGAGTTTCACCAAATCCAAAATCATCACCTTCAATAATTTGAATATCATCCTGTATATTAATTCTATGNACAAACACATCTGTATCGTGAGGTTTGATAGTGCTTCCATATTGAGCTCTCTTCACTTTTAATCTGTTGCCTGTTATAGAACTAATTAACATCTTCTCTTCGTCTATCTGTATGTAATCACCTTTTCTAAATGCAATGGCAGTATTGACATTGAATTCTGTTTTGATTGTATCAAATGACTCTGTTGTTTTTGCAGCACCATCTTGATCATAGTCTTTGACAGCAACTGGTGTAGCTGTGTATCTTTGTTGTCTAGGTGCAGTTTTGATAGATGAAGTGTCGCTATAGTAATCTGCCTGTACTTGTTTAATAAGTCCAGAAGTTCCTTCACTACTATTATTGATTGGGCCAAATAGATATGTTTTACATGTGAAGTTTAGAGTGTATATCAATGCTCTTCTGGTAAGAAAATCATCTTCATAATTATCTTCCATCTGAATTCCTTCTAAAGTAATTGGCATATCTCTCTTCTCTCCAATTATATCCACCAAATCAATGGTAAGATTAAAAGCTGGTTGAAAATATGGTAGTATCTGTTCTAATATTTGTATTGCATCTTCATTCAACTTAGATAGAATACTAAGTTGCATATTAATATTGTAAGGCACAGGCATAAAAGCCTTGACCATCTTATTTGTTTTTTTGTTAACAGACTTAAATGTCTGCATTGTGGAGACTTTTCTAGTTGCATCATAATTCATACCCATGACTTCAAAAGACATTCTAGGTAAAGTTAATGTAGTGCCTACACCGTCCTGATAGTCTCTACCCTGTTCTACTCTCGCCAAGAACTTCTGTTGTGGGCCATAAGATATAGGAACTTTGAGAACACTTACTGTCTTACCGCCACTGGTATGTTGGATCTCAATGTTATTAAACAAGGTTCCGAAAGACACGATTGTCTTACGAATGATCTCATGATAGAAATGATTTGTTAACATAATATTACCACC